TATATATTTAGAGAGATTTTTAATTTCATAAAAACCCCTATACGTCCTACTCATCCGATTATTTCTCGTCCAAGTATGCTTCTTCTATTTAGACCTGTTAGCAATTTAACTACTTTAGAACTCGGGTCACGTAAAATATTCATATATAATAAAATGTCGTTTGGCAAATCTATCTTGCCGTCTACTACACTAATTTGTATATCTCTTGCATCTATATTTTTTAACTTTGCAACATCTATTACTAATTTAGCCATACTATGTGCATTCGTATGTGACGTACCGGCATTTAAAAATTTACCCACAATAGTGTTATAACTAAAGCTATTGTAAAAATTCTTTTCAAGTTTATTAGATGCAAAATAAACAGCACTAGGGTCGGCTGCATATTGTGGACTAGTTGCGTTAGCATATGTGTTTTTAAAGGTTCCGTCTTTTACTTGGATTGTCTTTGTAACACCTTGCCTGGTTATACTATCTACACTCGATCGGTTCATTGTCTTGAGTTGTCCTTAAACGGAGAAAGTATTACGCCTGTTACTGCACCTACACCTGCCGTTACTGCTGTATTGAAAGTCCTACGGCCTACACCTGTAATCTGCCGACCTGAATTTGTTAAGATACTTTTTGCTGCTTCTTTAGGGTTTATGGGAAATTCTGCTTTGCCTGTAAAAATAGCAGAAGATGCTGCCCTTGCTACTTGTTCGGGTAAATTCTCTATATACGATTTAACATTACGTTCGAGCGCGCCTAATACACTTGTATCTGTTACTCCTCCGGCGCCTGTTAACAAAGTATCCCTACTTTCTCTTACGGGCACAATTAGAGGTGTTTTTACTGTATGCATTTTTAATTCTTTAGCACCACTATTCTTATATGGGTTCTCACCTTCGGTGCTATCGTCGTACCCTTTGTAGAAATTATAATACACTACATCTTCGGGTTGAAAAGACATTGTAATTTCTACAGGTGTCGATTCCAAATACTGTAATGAATCATGTTTAAAAGATGTTATTCTGGGGTGTACTAGTGAAACTCTACTAAAGTTTCCTGCATGTACTTGATATATATCAATTGACTCGATTAGATATTTACTTTTAATTTGTGAATAGTGACCGAAACCGGTTTCAAAGTCTCCCCAACCGTCACTTATTATGTCGTCCTGAAATACATCAGTTTTTAACGATCCGTTTGACGGTTTTAATTTACTAAGCACTTCACCGTCTTTAAAATAATACTCGTAGTACATTTCCCAAAATCTTAAACTTTTTCCGTCTACTACATCGTAAAATACCATTTGTACTTCTTCAAATGTAACTTTTGTCTGCGAAACTCTTTTTTTGTTATATTGGTTAAGAATGCTAGATTCGACTTTAAAACCTGGCATATCAACTCTTTTAATAAGGGGTATTAATAATTCTAAATCTCGAGTACCCATATACATTGCAGCAAAATTAGATACTTCCGGATCTGGGTTTATTCTAATTCTTACAAAATAATTAAATTTTAACCGTGGGTAGTTTTCTTGCATGTATGTAGAATACTGCCCGAAACTAAATGCAGCACTCCTACTGTCTCTCATATACGGGACGAATTCGCTGCCGAACAAACCAGATATTGCACCGCCAATGGCATCATTTAAGATGCCACTAACGCCGCTAGATATACTGTCAAGTGAACCGCCAACAGTTCGACCTATGAACCCACCGCTATCAAATATAGACATTATCTGTCCTTATTAAGCTCTTGTTCCGCCAACTAGACTTGGGTTGTTTGGATATGGATCAGTACCTACAGTAATACCGTCGCCGCCAGGCCCGCGTAACAATGTTGCATTATCATACCGAACTTCAACTTCAATTGTTTGCACTTCGCCGCTTTCATATTTACCACCCGAATACGCAGTGTTAGCAATGAAACAGCCATTTAATTCCCAGCTTTCTAATTCGTCGCCGTTTGTACCGTCAAGTGCATGTATTTCCATATCGAATTTATAATTAATACCTGCAACAGAACTAGTCTGTTCAAAGTGGTTAATTTGCTTCTGTATTTGCGACCCAACTGCAGATGTTACTGCATTTGTAATGTCATCACGAAACTTGATTTTTATTGATTCCCATTCGTGTTTACCACGAATGTATGCAGTTGAGTTATATGCCGATAACTTAATAACATCATCTTTAAAAGTCGGACGATCACACTCCATTACATTCTGTGTCAATTCTCGCAAAAACTGGCCGGTGCCGAACCCTTTCAATAGGACTCTGAATCTATAATCTTGTTTCGGTTGCAAAATACCATTTCTAATGCCGCCCGGCATTGGTACACCGAATTTTGTTAAATCTGCCATTTTAATCTCCCGAACAAATTAGCTTTATATTATTTATCAAATTTGGCTAATTTTCTAAAAGACGGTTTTATAGTCATTAAAAAAGGGCTTTTTCAAGCCCTTTTTATTTTACACGCCTTGTACATTACCTCGTACACGAATTGGAATATAAATAAACTCAATTGCTTTTTCTGGCAATATATATAAATCTACCCATAATTCGTTTCGATCAATTCTCAATTCAGTGTTGTTTGATTTATTACACTGAACTGCATAATCCGTCAAACCCCGTAAAAGAACTAATTCGCTTAAGAATGTTTCATATGCTTTTGTAACGAACAAACGAGTAGTATCGTCGTTAGGCTCAAACAAAAACGGCTGAGATATTTTTTCTGCTTGATATCTAATGTAGTTAACTAAACGTGCAACATTAACTCTATCAAGTGCAGATTCCGAAGGTGCTCTTGTTTTTTGTCCCCATACAATAATGCCTTTGTTAGGTATAGAACGAACAGGATTAACGTTATTTAAATACAATACATCGCGTTGACCTTCGTTTAAAGATACGCTTTTGTATTCTCCTGTGTTATCGTCTACATAACCAACACTTGATAAGTTAGAAACAACTCCTCGTTGTAAACCTGCAGGTGCAAACCATGGGTAAGCCATTTGGTCGTTCAATGCATACGTGCGAAGTAATGCATGAGAAGACGGAACAATAACATCAGAACCATCAACATTAGTAGTCAAACCACAAGAAGGATAATATAATGCCAAGTTGTCACTTGCAGTTACAAGACCGTACTTATTATTTGTTGTCTGGTTGGCTTCGTTGGTTAACCAGCTTTGTAAAGAAGTTGCATCCGGCTTAAGAGTAAAAGGTGTATCACCTATAACTACCGCAGTTTCTTTACGATCTATATTTAAAGCTACCATTTCGTCTATTAACTCGATGCATCCCGGTGCAGCAATTAAATTAAAATACAAATCCTCAGAACGAATATATTCGTTGCTTTGAATTGCAGCTTGCATACTTAATGAGATTTTTCTGCGAACAGATTCTTCTCCCATGTAAGGTGATCCGTCTTCTTTGAGCAAATTCTGAGAAACCCAGCGACCTGTTGACCCGTTATATGTTGCTGCTGTATCGCCTTCGTAAATATACGGTTCGACAAATGTTTTTACGCATCTGCTCGAAGCTCGCGCATTAAACAATAATAAACCTGCAGGATAAAATAAAGGATTTGGTGCATCTATATCTAAGTCAGGGTCTCCATTGCCGCCGCCGTTGTTCACGCCTAGTGAAGTACCGTACGTTGCCGAAGGTCTTGCATCAGCAAAAATAATACCGTTCGGTGTTCTAGAATCGCTATTATCTATAGTAACCCATGCACTGCCTGACCACCTTTTAAACAAAGGATAGTTTACGAGGTCGCTAGTATCTAACCACAAATCGCCTGCGTTTAAACTTACGCCTGTTGGTTTACTATACTGTGCATATATAACAAATCCAAAATTATCCCAGTTTGTTCCGCTATTTTGCAATACATCAACTACGATATCATCGTTGTACCATACTGAACCGTCCTGTATAGACCCTGTCGGTTCAGTTGAAGAGCATACAATCGATATGCCGCTTTTAGAAAAGCCGCCTACGGATGCGTTATGAAATTCAAGACCATCTAGTACGAATGTTTTTCTTAAGAGAGATCTTGCAACAACATATCCATTTAAGTCTAAACTAAGAGAAATACCAAAATTGATAGCATTAGCATTACTATTAACTGTTACGATTATTTCTTCTATTGTCTTGTTAGTAAATGTAAGATTAATAATATCGGCTGTCCCGGTGCCGCCTGCTACTACTCGGTATGCTCTAAGTGCTATACTAGGGATTACTGCGCCCGGAACAAAAGGAACAAAGCTTAATTCTTCAGGTACAACATTACCTGCTACCCATGTTCTCATTATATTAACTGCCGCACCTTTAGGTCCAGTAGCATATGCAAATAAATCGCCGTTCTCAACAAATATGTCAGTATGAGAAAGTGTAGAGTAGCCTTGAGTTTCAACCATTTCGTTCTGTGTCATATTGTAATACATGTCGCATTTTACAAAACGAGTAACCGAATCTTGGAAATAATAAACAGGATACTTCTGTTCGTCGATGCTAATCCATATGTCGCCCGATTGTAAAGCTGCAATACCGTCATTTCTTTTTGTAGGGTAAACTTTAGAATATTGGAAATCCTTTAAAAAATATAAGGACTGATTAGGAATTGTATTATCGAAGAGCCATACCCATTTACCTGATTGTCTAACCCATATCATGTTAGTAAACAAATTAGTAATCGAACCGTCTATCTCAGTGTTGCTACAACTCACTGCATATTTATATGACGAGGGCACATCTACTAAACTTAAATAAACAGGATCTACACCGTTGTCTATTTCGATTACTTGACTACCTTGTATAGGTAATACTGATTGTTTAACCCATTTAGCACCGTCCCATTCGTATACTGCGGCATCTATTTCCTCGCCTTTTAACCAATATGTTCCGACGTCCGGGTCTCTTGCAGGTGGTTCTGTAGTAGGATCTAAGTCGCCTAAATTAATATCTGCTCTTAAAAGGTTAATTTTATTCGACACACCTAAATAAGAATGTGCAGCTAAAAGACCGTACTCGCTAGTAGGATGACCCGGAAAAGAATGGAAGTGTGGTACACCGAAAGTCTGAAGCAACTCTCTCTGTGAAGTAATAGTGTAAACTTTACCTGCATTTTCTGGTTTAGTTCCTTCTGCTATCTGTGTACCTGATGCATCTAATTTGTTATCATCTGTTGCAATAATTACTAGAGGGACAGTACCTGGACCTGCAGAAGTATAAAAACTTTCGTTGATTACGCTGACACTAGTGCCAGGCGAAACAAGATTTGCCATTTAAAACTCCTTGTTTTGTGTTGTTGCTAATATTTATCAGAAACAACCAAAAAACATGGGTTATACAAGGGCTAAATTATTTAAATATTTTTTCGATTTCTATTTTTAAATTATTAAAGTCTTTATTATTATGTATATCGTAGTCTACCTTAGTCGAAATCCATTCCCATTCACTTCGGTGAACATTAGAGTACCATGTTTCCAATTCGTTCTTAGATTTCAAACAACCCGTATTTGCCCGATATGCAACATTGTACCAGTCGTAATTTTTTCTACCTCTTACTTCAACTAAAATACCGTTTTCCTGCCTTATTGCTTTTATTTCATTTAGGAACCTCACATCAGATACTACTATGTTTTTTTGATGTGATATTTTTCTTCTTAGCGTATTAACCCATATATCTTTATTAAAATGTTCCCTAAATAAATCAGTACCGATTAGCTGCATTGCTTTTCTAGGTGTAAAATCACTTATATTTAATCGTTCTGCCCACCACTCGTCAACTGTGTCTCTCCATACCCTAGAACTAAGCGTATCGCCTTCTAACAGCATTCTTTCCCAGCTGAATACAGCAGAGCATACGTCTTTTAAAGAGTCAGCACAGGAGATTTTAGAATAACCATATGATTCAACAAGAATATTAGCAACTGTGTCTTTTCCGGAACCCATTACACCTAGCAAACCGATTATCATGCAATTATAAAAGGCATACCGTAATCGCTTGCAACAAAATTCTGCAACTCTATTTCTAATCGTTGCATTTCAGCAAGTGCTTCCGATTTTAATTGTGACCCGTTAAATACAACATTCCCGGCTGGACCAGGTATACCACTTGGGAATTTTTCTCGGGCTTCGCCTAGCATTTGTTTACACTTAGCAAGTGCATAATCCCTAATCCACGGTTTAGAATATTCGCTAGAAATAATATCATCTTCGTGTCTTTGTGCGTACACTGTAATCATTACAGTTTCTGATCCGCCAAATTTTCTAGCAACTGTTAATTTCCTAGTAGGGAGATCCCATATAAAATCTATCTCACCTGAAAATAATCTAGATAGTGTTTTTTTGTATTCGCTTAACAATTCCCACGTTACAAGCCCACCTGTTCTGCCCCATTGTAAGAAATATTGGTTACCTAGTGCTGCATCAAATGGATCAAAATTAATACCCGATGAACCAATAGAACCGTTTCCGCGCCTATGTACACGTCGAACCACTTGCACTTCGTGCGGTAGAGTGTATTCGTTTACATTTGCTTCTAATGTTAAAAATATAACTTGTTCGGAAAGAGAACCGTCTGATCTTTGTCGGTATCTTTCTATTGCCATATCTATTGCTAATTCATAATGTGGCGCTTCGGTCTCGACTTCAACCATTATCCCGCCCATTAACAATTCAAGCTGTTTTGTTAATGTGTTACGAGGTGTACTTGACATATAAAATCCGTTTCTTTTGTATTATTTATCAACCGCAAGCAAAACGCAATGTTCGTTTATACGTCCGTTTAATTTTACGTCAATTGAAACAATCTCATCGAATTTCTTCTTACGTGCTTGCTTAGTATTAGAAGCAAATTCTTTTACATTTAACTTTGATGATTTTTTTAATGTCTTTTCTGTGCTTGTCGTTTTAAAGTTTTTTATACTAGTACCTTTAAATGTAAGACCGCTTGCATCTGATGCATAATAAACACCGATTTTTCTCGTTTTGGTGTTTAATACCCATACTGCTTGTGATCCAACTACATGCACGGGATTTATACTCTTAATATCAAATTCAGTATCTTCTTTTTTGTATTTTACTTTTGACGCAATTTTAGATACATTTACAGGTTTTGCTTTTCTAGGCTTACTGTTACCTGATTTTTTAAGATGGTCAGAAACAGACATTATTTCTTCTAAAAACAATTGTAATTTTTTAAGATTTGGTTTAGATATATGCGAATACCCTTCCACTAACTGCTCATCTAAACCTTCCAGTGTTTCAATTATTTCTGCAAGCGTTTTTTCGTAAAAAGTTACTATGTATCGATAATGTGCAGGTTTCATATCACACGATGAAAAATACTTTTTTAAATCTCTAATCTTAAAATCGCAATTCTTAGGATCTTTGACAAATTCATCTATCCAAAAATCAATTTCGCTGCATACTTCGGCTGCTTTATCTTTAATATAATCTTGTATACCTTTCTTTTCTTCTGTTTTTTGTTTGGGCTCGTCTTCTATATCGACTGAAGAATTCTTACATCGGTTGTAAATACTAAATTGATTTGTTATTTGTGTTTTTAAAGATTGTACATGTTGGTTGCTTAATACGCCGCCGTTTTCTGCGATATAACAATACTTGCTAATTGCATCAAAGTAAGTATCTGACATTTTAGATACCTCTTTAATGTCTAATTCCATGTTTTTAGAGATCCACTTTAAAGCATATTTTTTTCTATCTTTAACTTCAACTAGTTCGTTTACGTATGATGCTGTTAATATTAACTGAGAATTATAAGTTGGGCTTTCAGGATTAACATTATCAAATTCGAGTTTTTTAATTGATATTTTCTTAGCCACTGTGTGCCTCCGTTTTGTTATTTTAACAACTTAACATCGCAAAGCAGAAAATACAAACATATTTTAAAATATGTTATTAAATTTTAATACATTAAACTACAAGGAAAACTTTAAATAAACTGTAGGAGTTGTCATGTTGACCATCCGTTGACTTGTGCTTGAGAGAGCGCCTTTGGGATGAGTTGGAGGCGGAAGATTGGGCCG